ATCACAGGATTTGCTCAAACCTCTGGATTCGCCACAACTGCCTTTACTCTGGACGGAAAGGTTGAGCAAGATCTTGTCGTATCATTTGCATCAAGTTCTTCCTTTGCTACGACAGCATTTACACTAGATGGAAAACTTGAGAGTGAACTCAACGTCGCTGTTGCAGATACTGCTGGTTTTGCCACTACTGCATTTGATCTTGTTAGTGGTACTTATGATATTGATATCACTGGAACCGCAACAACAGCTACAAATCTGTCAGATGCTGCAAATATCACAACTGGAACAATTTCCAGGGATAGACTTTCTGGTGATTATGATATTGGTATTACTGGATTAGCTCAAACTGCCTCTTTTGCCACAACAGCTTTCACTCTAGATGGAAAACTAGAGGCGGATCTAAATGTTGCCTCTGCAACAACTGCATCTGCAGCAACAACTGCATATTTCCTGAATGATGCGAGTGGAATTCTTGATGGTAGAATTGATAATGCTAGACTTTCTGGTGAGTATGATATAGATATCAGTGGAAATGCGGCTACGGTTTCATTTGCATCCACTTCTGGATATGCTGGAACTGCATATGCACTGGATGGAACTCCAGACATTGTAATTGGAAATCTAATTGGTGTTGGTGCATCCTTCTCTGGTAACGTAACCATTGGTGGAACACTTACTTATGAAGATGTTAATAATATTGACTCGGTTGGATTTGTTACCGCAAGAGCAGGACTTCATGTTGGTATTCCTTTCACTGGCGTTGGTGCCACAATACTACCAACAGGAACCGCATCATTTGCTGGTGTAGTCACTGCTGCTCAATTTGTTGGTGATTTAGTAGGAACCGCTACTACGGCCAATAATCTTTCTGATGCTGCTAACATCACGACTGGTACAATAGAAAGAGCAAGACTTTCTGGTGATTATGATATAGGTATTACTGGACTTGCACAGACAGCTTCATTTGCCACGACTGCATTCACATTAAACGGTGTAGTCGAAGCTGATCTGAATGTCGCATCCGCAGATACTGCTGACCTTGCGACTCTTGCTCTTGGTTTAACTCTTGAGCCAGATCTTTTGGTTGGTGTTGTTACTGCTTCAAGTTTTGTTGGAGATCTAACTGGAACCGCCACAACTGCAAATAATTTATCAGATGCAGCTAACATCACAACTGGCACAATTGATCGTGCCAGATTGAGCGGTGATTATGATATTGGGATTACAGGATTTGCTCAGACTGCTGGTTATGCCACAACTTCATTTGGATTAGAAGGTATTCCTGATATTGAAGTAAATGATATTACTGCAAATAGTTTTGATGGTAATGATGTAATCACAAATTCGGCAACAGTAAATGGTGATGTTTTTGTAGAAGGTAGTATCGATATTACTGGCCCAGATAGAGTTATTAATTTTTACTCTGATGTAGCTAATATTGATTATAGAACTGGTATTCACTTCCATGAGGGTAATCCCAGTTCCGATGCCCGAATGAAGATTGACTATAATGCGGAGGATGAACTTCCTTCCAATGGTCAAATTGAAATCTTTGGTTATAACCTAGGTGGAACATCTGCACCACCAGGACTGCCACTTAACGAGAATATGCTCGTCGTATTCAATAGATATGGCGAGGTTGGTGTTGGTAGTACAAGACCATCTGCATTCCTTGATGTTGCTGGTGATCCAACCAGACCAAGTGCAGTCTTTAATCATTATGTTGGTATTGGTCTAACACAACCAACAACACATTTGGATGTCATTGGTAATGCAGAATTCACGGGTGTTGTTACTGCAACAACCTTCATTGGCAATCTAACTGGAACCGCAACCACAGCAACGTTAGCTGATACTGCAACCGTTGCAGAAGGACTCACTGGAACTCCAAATATTGTTGTTGGAGTTATTACTGCAACAACCTTTATTGGTGATGGATCTGGAATTACTGGAATTACTGCAGAGGGTAGTGGTATTGGAGTCAGAGACAATGATGTAACTGTTGGTACTGCACAGACAATTAACTTTGGAACAAATCTATCCGTAACTCCAGTTTCTGCTGGTATTGTTACGATCACGGCAAGTGGTGGAAATACAGGTGCCGCTGGAACATGGGCCGTAACTTCTGCTGGTATTCATACCACAAAGAGTGTTGGGGTCGGTACAACTAATCCACAGAGCACATTCCAGGTTGAAAGATTTGGTGTTCAGACTGGATTCGGAACATTCACGGCCATTGCTGGAATTGCACATACAATTGATACCTATGATATCACGGTCACGGACTTCAAGACCGCCGAATATACTCTCTTCTTTGAGTACAACAATAATATTCAGTCTGAGAAGGTTCTTATCATGCAGGATGGTATAACTGCATATGCACAAGAATATGCCGTCATGTCCAATCCGAGCCTGATTATTTCTGCGACTGGTACATTATCTGGTAATGATTGTAAATTGGAGATTACTCCAGAAACTGGAGTCAATGGATTAACAACCTATAGATTCGCTAGACAAACGATTCTCTAAAATGAAATTTACAATCTGTGTCACAAAAGCTGAGTACTGGCAAGAGATACATGACCTTCTTTGTGGTGAATCATCTTGCCCACATATTCCAGATCGTGTTGTTTCTTGTACTGATGATAAACTTCATAGTCCCACAAGAGGAACTTTTGATTTGACCGCAGATGAGGCTGATGAACTCAGAAATCATGAATACATTAAATGGGTAGAACTCTGCCCAACATGTAATGCTGATGCATATCCACCACCAGTGCATTTTTCAAGTAGATTCAAGGGTGAAGTTAAAATCTATAGAGAACTTGATAGTCTTGGGCCACCAGCAAGTAATCCAACATCTGCAGAATTGAACCGTGTCGGATGGTCAGTAAAAAGAGTTGGTATTAAAACCAATGGTGATTTTTGGACTGGAAATGGAAACTTTGCCGCAAAGTATGGTGATGTAAGTTATAGTCTTACTGGAAAAAATGTTGATGTTGTGATTCATGATTCTGGTGTTCTCCAATATCATCCTGAGTTCATGGATGCTAATGGACAATCTAGAGTCAGAGATATTGTTCTTGATGGTCCATATCACATTGATCCAGATTACTTCATCACTAATGGATACACCTATACCAAAGACGATGGTCGAACTGGAATCACCACAACCTCAGCTATTGATTGGTGGGAAAATAATGCAAGTAGATCCGCAGAATTTTCATCCGTAGGTACTGTACAAATCTCTTCAGTATATACTGCAGCTAGATCAATGGGTTATAGATTGGATGGAGTCAATTCACTCATTGATGGTCATGGAACGGCATGTGCTGGTTTGGCTGCTGGTAATAATATGGGAGCTGCATTTGAAGCAAACATCTGGAATGTTCCTGGTATTGGTGATAATGTTTTTATGGGTATTGAGGCAAATTATGATTTGATCAAAATCTTTCATAAGTATAAACCAGTCAATACTGAAACAAACATCAAGAATCCAACGATTGTGAATGGAAGTTGGGGATATATTGCTGGATTTGATTCTGCAGATGGTCAGATTAGTTATAAGTTCAGAGGAACGACAGGGACTTTTGATGCAGGAGCATCAACCACCGATGCCGTCACTGCAATGAAAAACTATCTGTATGGTGCTGATTATGAATGGTCAACATCCTCAAGATCAAGTTCCACCGATACTGCTGCAAATGAAATGATGGCTGAGGGTGTGATTTATGTTGCAGCTGCTGGAAATAATAATCAGAGACTTGGGATCGGATCCATGGATCCAGATCGATTAAATTATATGGAAGATGTATTCTTTGGTACTACTGATCCAAGACCAGAGTTTCCTGCTGGTACTGTTCCATGTAATCATCGCGATTGGTTGAATCCACAGGGTATCGGTTTTGATGAAACTGTTGATCCAGAATTTCATCCAGTTGTTTGTGTTGGTGCCCTGGATGATTATGTTGGACTATCAAATGGTTTGTTATTTGAAAGAAAGGCAAATTATTCCAATAATGGATCTGGAATTGATGTCTGGGCTCCTGCAGATGAGACTTTGGCACCTGGAACAAATGGTATTAGTGGTTATATTGATTATCAAAGATATGATGACAATCGATTCTATGATTGTTACTTCAATGGAACATCGGCAGCTGCTCCAGTTGTCACTGGTGTGATCGCACTATATCTTCAGTCATATCCCACGGCAACCTCAAGACAGGTTCATAACTGGTTGAAGAGAATTGCAACTATTGATGTTGGTGAGATGCTTTGGAATCAGCAGGGTGATGATGATGATACATCATTGACTTATTGGACTGCATATTATAATATGAGAGGTGCAAGGAAAGGAATTTTATTTAATCCTTTTGATAATGATGATAGAGCATCTATCAATGGTGTTGAGTTTTCTGGTGATGGATTTTCATTCACTCATTCATAAATAATTAAAAAATCAGATGGCTGATAAGAATTTTGGAGTTAGACGAGTAGAACTTATTGGTTCTTCTGGCACTCCCAACATTACTAGTCCCAATAATCTGAATCTGAATGCAAACACTGTTGCAATCAGTACTGATCTTATTATTGGTGGCCAAGTTAATAGTGATATAATTGTTGCCATTGGACAATCAGTTGGTATTGGTAGTACACAACCAACAAGCCCCTTGGATGTCAAGGGAACAATTAATGCAGACTATTTTGATATTGAAAATTTTAATGTAACTGGAATTCTTACTGCATCGAATGTAGATCTCGGAACTTCAACACTTGATAATCTAAATGTTTCTGGTGTTTCTACATTCCAAGGTGATGTAAATCTTGGTGATGATGATAAATTGAGACTTGGTGCTGGAACCTTTTATGGTAATGACTTAGAGATTTATCATTCATCGTCATTAAATGCAAACTTTATTGATAGTAATGTATCTAATTCTGTTGGGTTATATATTAGGACAACTATCGGAAACATAGAATTTAAACTAAAAAATAAAGCAGATAATGCTCTTAAATTAATTGAGGATGGTGCAGTAGAACTTTATTATGACAGTTCTAAGAAACTTGAAACTACTGGTGCTGGTGTTACTGTCACTGGA